AAACTAGAAAAAACAAAAGCAGAAGGTAAAGCAAAAGTAGCAGAAGCAAAAGCTAGAGCAACTGTAGCAGAGAAAGTGGCTACAGGACAAATAGAATGGGAAGGCAAAATGGCTGATGCTACAAATGATAGCTGGAAAGACGAGTTTGCCTTAGTAGTTTTATTAGCACCTGCAATACTAGTCTTCATTCCGGGAATGAGAGAGTATGTACAACAAGGCTTTGAAGTATTAGCAACATTACCTGATTGGTATCAATACTTATTGTACATCGCTATATCTGCATCTTTTGGTATTAAAGGTGTAGGTCAAGCAGCAAAAATGCTAAAGAAAAAATAGAGGACAACATGGCAGATAAAAACCCAACAGTAAAAGCACATAGAGGATTTATACATATTCCTAGACGAGGAGGACCTAGAAGACCTATAAGACCTATAAGAAGAAACCCTGTAAATTTAGGAAATTTGGGATACTTTGGAAGATTACCAAAAGGTATGCAAGATTTATTATTAGCAGGAAGACGTATACCTATACGACAACCTGTTAGACCACCTAGAGGACCTAGAAGACCAAGAGGACCTAGAGTAGACCCTAGTCCTGATATTCGTAGAGACCCTAAAAAATTAAAAGATTTTATGAGAAGACAAAGGGAAAGAGATAGACGTTTAAGAGAACTTGAAAACAGAAGACGTAGAACAACAGGCACACCTACACCTGAACAAAGAGCATTAATGAAAAGACAATTAGATGCACTAGCGAGAGAGAGAGGTATAAGAAAACCACCAAAAAATATAGCAGATATATTTAGAGAACAGCAAAAAGCAGCAAAAAATTTTATAAGGTTAAGAGATATAGCTTTTCGTAGAAGTGCCTCTGCACAAAAAAGAGCTAAAGGTGGTATGTCTTTTAAATCTAAAGACTATGTAAATCCATCAAATATAGTGGACAACAAAAAGAAATGAGTGTAAAAACCTTGACATTTTTACATATATCAGGTATAATTAGTAAAATAGGAAACTATTTTTATCGTAAACACGTTGAGTCTCTACATGCAGAACAACGTAAAAAAGGACTTAGAAGATGAACATAGATATATTAAGAAAAGAAATAGAAGCTGACGAGGGTGTAAAATATGAAACATATCATTGCAGTGAAGGGCATTTGACCGGGGGAATCGGACATTTGATTACTGAGTGGGATGAAGAGATATATGCAGGACCTATTGGCACTTCTATACCTGAAGAACAAGTACAAGAGTGGTTTGAAAAAGATGTGCAGACTGCCATAAATGACTGTCAAGATATATTTAATGACTTTGATTCTTTACCTGAAGATATACAACACGTATTGATAAATATGGCATTCCAACTTGGAGGTCCTCGTTTACGTAAGTTTAAACTCATGATTGCTGCCGTAGAGGTAGAGGACTATCGTGAAATGGCTTTGCAGATGGAAGATAGCAGATGGTTTAAACAAACTACTAACAGAGCACAACGTTTAATTGACAGAGTTGTAAAACAGGGCATACCTATATGACAACAAAGAAAAGAGAACTTACAGAAAGACAACAGAAATTCTTAGATGTTTTATTTGATGAAGCAAATGGTGATGTTGTTAAAGCTAAACTTTTAGCAGGATATTCAGAGCACTCTTCTACTTCTTCTATTCTTGCTACAATGAAAGATGAAGTGTTAGACGCAACTCAAATGTATATGAGTCGTAATGCTCCGAAGGCAGCAGTGGCTATGGTAAGTGGAGTTGATGAACCTACACAACTCGGTATAAGAGATAGACTATCTGCTGCTAAAGAATTATTAGATAGAGTAGGTTTGACTAAAACTGAAAAAGTACACGTAGAAGCAACAGGTGGTGTTATGTTATTACCACCAAAGAAAAAGTAATGGACAGAAGTTTAGGTAAGTGGAAGTTACCACAACCAACAGATTTAAAAGATGAAGAACAAAAAGAGTGGATGCAAATACCACGTATAGCTAGAACTATACCTTTTGGTTACAAGCTAAATGAAGATGATACAGATTTACTTGACCCTATACCTTATGAATTAGAAGCCATAGAATTAGCTAGAAAATATGTAAAACAGTATTCTTATCGTGAGGTTGCTAATTGGCTTACAACAAAAACAGGAAGAGATATATCTCACGTGGGATTAAGAAAAAGATTAATGCATGAGCAACAACGTAAGAACAAAGCTAGAACTCTTAGAAAATGGTCCGAGTATGCGAAGAAAGCAATCCAAAAAGCAGAAGAGATTGAAGAAAGTAGAACAGGAGCAAAAGCCTAAGGTAAAAATTATAGATGATATTGAAGATGTTCCTTTAGAAGAACACAATATTATTTTTAAACCAAACGAAGGACCTCAAACAGAGTTTCTTGCAGCATCTGAAAGAGAAGTTTTATATGGTGGTTCTGCAGGTGGTGGAAAAAGTTATGCTATGTTAGCAGACCCACTGAGATATATGGGACATCCATCTTTTAGTGGTTTGTTACTCAGACACACAACAGAAGAATTAAGAGAACTTATATTTAAATCAAAAGAATTATATCCTCAAATATGGAAGGGTATTAAGTGGTCAGAAAGAAAGATGCAATGGGAAGCACCATCAGGTGCTAGACTATGGATGTCTTACTTAGATAGAGATGATGACGTATTAAGATATCAAGGTTTAGCCTTTAGTTGGATAGGTTTTGATGAGTTGACACAATGGGCAACACCATACGCATGGAACTACATGAGGTCAAGACTTCGTTCTACTGCTCCTGATTTACCTGTATATATGAGAGCAACAACGAACCCCGGAGGACCGGGACATCAGTGGGTTAAAAAAATGTTTATTGACCCTGCACCTTATGGAAAGACTTTTGATGCCACAAACATTGAGACAGGAAAAACTTTACAGTATCCTAGCAATCATTCAAAAGCAGGTGAACCATTATTTCAAAGAAGATTCATACCTGCTAGATTATCTGATAACCCATATCTATCAAGCCAAGGAGACTATGAAGCAATGCTTCTTTCCTTACCTGAACACCAACGTAAGCAGTTGCTTGAAGGTGATTGGGATATTAAAGAAGGTGCTGCTTTTACTGAGTTTAACAGGGATATTCATGTTGTTGAACCTTTTGACGTTCCAAGAAATTGGGTTAAGTTTCGTGCATGTGATTATGGTTATGGCTCTTATAGTGCCGTGTTGTGGTTTGCTGTTTCTCCAGATGAGCAACTTATTCTTTATAGAGAACTATATGTTTCTAAAGTCCTTGCCACAGATTTGGCAGAAATGGTATTAGAAATAGAACAAGAAGATGGTAACATAAAGTATGGAGTTCTTGATAGCTCACTTTGGCATAAACGTGGAGATACAGGACCTTCATTAGCAGAACAAATGATTTCAAGAGGGTGTCGTTGGAGACCTTCTGATAGAAGCAAGGGTAGTCGTGTAGCAGGTAAAAATGAACTGCACAGAAGATTACAGGTTGATGATTTTACAGAAAAACCTAGGCTTGTGTTTTTTAGCACATGCACTAATACAATATCTCAGATACCTGCAATACCTCTAGATAAAAGAAACCCTGAAGATGTGGATACTAAAGCAGAAGACCACATATATGATGCATTAAGATATGGTATTATGTCAAGACCACGATTTAGTATATTTGACTATGACCCTGTTGGTAGACCCTCACAAGGTATGCCAATAGCAGATGCAACTTTTGGATATTAATATGGCAGAAGAAAATAACGAAATAATGATTGAAGATGATGCAATAGCATTAGAAGATACTGATGAATCTGAAATAGCCGATGCAGGAGTAAATAGTATCATACCTTTTGTACAAGAGAGATATGACAGAGCAGAGGACTATAGAAGAAATGATGAAGAACGTTGGTTACGTTCTTATACAAATTACAGGGGGATATACGGAAGTGATGTTCAATTTACTGAAGCAGAAAAGTCAAGAGTATTTATTAAAGTTACGAAAACTAAAACTCTCGCAGCTTACGGACAAATTGTTGACGTACTATTTGCAGGTAACAAATTTCCTATTAGCGTTGAGCCAACAGTTTTACCAGAAGGTGTGGCGAAAGATGTTAGTTTTGACCCGAAAGAGCCTGAGGAATTGCGTAACAGGGATGAAGAAACTTCTCCATATGGTTTTGAAGGTGATGGACAAGATTTTCCAAAAGGTGCTACCGAAAAAAGTTTACGTGAAAGTCTCGGACCTTTAC